CGTAATAGCGCGTGACAGAACTTGCTGGACATATTCCGGCTGTTTCTTCCATGCTGATTGAATCAATTCGCACTTCCAGCGCGTAAAGTCTTGCACTTCAATCTTTGCATCATTGGCAAGCATCAGAAACTTTTCTGGATCAATCTTGCGGTTGACTCGACATGCAGCTTTGATCTTATATGGCCCGACCATGCTAGTCACAGTGCCTTCTTCAGCATCTTCAATCTTTAAGCACTGGCGCATTTGATCTTCTAATACACGCCTACGCGCTACGGCATCTTGCTCAAGCGTCTTGGCCTCTAGCCATTGTTCAGACAGATTCTTAAGATCCGACATTATCTTCCTCCGCATCTGCAATTGCTTCAGCTTCTGCTTGCTGATAAGTGATGCCAAGTTCAGCTTCAACATTAATCAAGCGCTGATTAAGTCTATGAATATCACCAGCAATGCCAAGGATTACTACGTCCAGATCGTGTTCGCCGCCAGAAGCGTCAGTAAGTACTAGTTTCATTTAGTGTTGCCTGAAATTTTGTTAATGATAAAAGAGAGATCAGCCGTTTCCCATGAGTCTAGCTTGCCGGAGCGGTCTTTTGCTGACCAGAGGCCATCTGAGTCACACATCAGCGCTCTCTGTGGCTTACCTTCTTCGTCCTTTTCTACGCGCAATGCCAGCACTTCATCAAAGAAGTACGGCAGCATTTGAGAGAGCTTATTGCCTGGCATGCTAGGTCCGTACAAAATACGTCCAGACTCATCCTGAGTCTTTTCCATCTTGGCTGACATGTAGACGTTTTTGCCTGAGATATCACGAAATGCGCGTACAAGGTCAGTCATCTGCTCTTGCAATGCGCCATAGGCTTGTCTAGGGTCTTTGGTTGCTTTCTTCTCAGCGTTCAAGACAACTTCAGCAATCTCAGAAATAGAGTCAACTGCTACAGACTTAAAGTCAGATGCTTCCGCAGACGTAACAAAAGAATACGCTTCTTTGAGACTAGCCATATCTGTGACTTCAATATATGGAATGTCCAGATCAGCCAGTGACAATAAGCCAGCTTCAGCAGAAATGATAATCGGATCCGGAAGCGTTCCGATAAGAGTTGTCTTGCCACTTCCAGCGCCTCCGTAGACTAGGACTTTTACGCCATCAGAAGCTGCGCCTCTAGTGGACTTTAGGTTAATGCTCATACTTACTCCTTTCCTGGTGAGTGCCAAGCGTTTCCCTGGCTTCGGTTGACATCCTAGGCTAATCTGGTAGGCTTGTCAACACTTTTGTTCAAATTAATCGGAAAACACTATGACAACCAAAGAAGCGGCGGAGCATTTTGGAGGCATCAAAGCGCTTGCAGATGCGCTAGAAATTTGGCCTCAAGCGGTTTATTCATGGGGCGATAAGCCGCCAATGTCTAAGCAATATGAGTTAGAAGTAAGAACAGATGGTGCGCTGAAGGCTGACGTTAAGAGTAAGTGAGCCATGAATTTTAACAACATTCCAGAAGAACTAATTGCCATTAATCGCTGGGTTTGCTGGCGAGACACAAATGGCCGAAAGATTCCATATGATGCCAAGTCATTGAACTCTGCGGCATCTAGCACAAATTCTGAAACATGGGCAACATATGAAGAGGCTGTTACTGCTTACGAAGAGCGCTTTGGCAACAACGATGCGTTCACCGGAATTGGTTTTGTTTTGGCTGGCGATGGCGTATGTGGTGTTGACATTGATTATTGTATTACTGACAAAGTTCCATCAACTGCCGCGCTTCAGTTGCTTGAACATTTAGGTGCTGGTTACATTGAAATCAGTCCATCCGGAAAAGGTCTTCGTGCTTTTGGCTATGCACCATCACTCTCGCAAGGATGTAAAGGGACGTATGAGGGCTTAAACATTGAGCTTTATAGCTCTGAGCGCTATCTCACACTGACTGGCAATTGCATTAAAAATGAAGGCTTGCGTGAATTTAATGGCTTTGAGGCACTAGCATATGCGATTCGGCTGGACAGACACGTTGACAAAACCACTGGCGAAATCAAGGAACTTTCACAAGACGGAAGACACGCTGAGTTGGTCAGACGTATTGTCACTGGTGAAGTTTATCATGATAGTTTGCGCGATCTTGCTTACAGCTTCATTGGTGGCGGTCTGCATCCAGGCGCTGTCGTTAATCATCTTAGGGGGTTGATGGAGTCAGTCATTGTTCCAAAGGATGAGCGCTGGAAGTCTCGATATCTCCAAATCCCTGATCTTGTCAGCAGTGCAAGGCGCAAGCTAGGCACAATAGATCCTTTTGACCAGAGCTTTTTAAAAGAAGATGAGGATCTTTTTGATGCAATGGGCGGCATATACGCCAGTGATTTACCTAGAGAATACACTGCGCCAGATGAGTTGATCGAGGACTTGCTCATCAACAAAAACATCAGCATTTTGTATGGCGATAGCAACTCAGGAAAAACATTCTTTGCTATCGACATGTCTTGCGCTATTGCTCTTGGTCGGCCTTGGTTTGGAAAACAAGTTGAACAAGGCATGGTTGTTTATCTAGCAACTGAATCGCCAGAAACAGTCAAAGCTCGTATCCAGGCATACCAGAAGCACCATGAAGTCAGTGTTGAGCATCTTCTTATAATCCAAGTGCCAATCAATTTCCATGAAGGTGATTATGACGTATCACGCATCATCACTCTTGTTCGGGATGAAGAAAAGCGCAAAGAAAAAAAGTGCAAACTTATTGTTGGAGATACTTTGGCGCGAATATCAGCAGGAGCAAACGAAAACTCCGGTACTGATATGGGGCCAATTATGGCTCGTTTTGATTTTTTAATGAATGCAATAAACTCAGCGGTTTTAATTGTGCATCATTGCGGCAAAGACGCTGCAAAAGGTGGACGCGGGTGGTCAGGCATTAGAGCGCATATTGATACTGAGATAGAAGTTACTGAAAAAAACCATCAGCGCAAAGCATCAATAACAAAACAAAGAGCATTGCCAAGTAAAGGCGATGTATTTTATTTCAATTTACACGTTATCCACATTGGTATATCAAAGTTCGGAAAGACAGCAACTACTTGTGTGGTTACTCAAACAGAAGAAATAGACGCAATAAAAGAAGATGAACATTCATGGCATGTTGCAATACTAATAGATGCTTGGGAAAACAATAATCAGCCAGTTGATTCTGGTAAGCCATACATTGCAAAAGACTGGGCAAAAGAGAGCATCAAGCTGTGCGGAAAAAGCTACAAGGCTGGAACGATCAGAAACAAATTGATGGAGTTTGATCAGCTTGTGGAGGCTGAAAGATTGGAAAAATTTGCACAAGGTTGGCGTGTCATTGATCCTGCATTGATCTCTTACTTTAATCTACTGCGATCCTAGTAAAGTGTCATCATTGTCATTTTTTGTCATTTTGTGCATTTCGATGACAGGTATGCAAGTGTCATCATTGTCATTTTTACCTATAGGTAAATGACAAATGACGCTACCTCGTGACAGAACATCATGACTTGCTAGACAACATAGGATCATAATGCAACAATGCTCGTATGATTACACTTGAATTGCCATATCCTGTGTCTATGAACGCCATCTGGCGCACGTACAAGGGGCGGCAAACACTCACGCCGGAAGCTAGGCGCTATCGCAATGAGATTAAATACATTGCAAGCCAGCACAAAGCAAAGCTAATCACTGGGCCGGTGAGTGTAATTCTAGAGTTACGGCCAAAGCTGACGGTTAATGGTCGAGCCAGTAAGGTACTAATAGATTTAGATAACTGCATCAAGGCAACACTGGATGGCTTACAGGGAATAGTCATCAACAACGACCGGGACGTTAAACGCATATACGCCTACTATGGCAAGCCAGTGCAATCAGGCGCATTAATAATAACTATTGAGAAGTATGAATAACGAAAGATACGTTGCTGAGTATCAGCCAGAATGGAAAGCAATTGGAGATTATCCTCCGCCGAATGGCACTAAGATATTGCTACGCACTGTCTATGGCACAGCGATTATCGGCCAGTATTATCCAGAGGGACAGTTTACTCACTGGTGTGGCCTGCCAAGGATGAAACGCAATGCCAAGACCTAGACAGGATATTATCGGCATGACTATCGGCTACTGGACGATTATAGAAGCGGATCAGGATAAGCGGACAGATAACGGCATAAAGCGCGTACTGGTCGCTAAGTGCAGATGCGGGACTATTCGCTCAGTGTTGGAGCAGAACATTCTTTCCGGCAAGTCTAAGTCTTGCGGCTGTCTACAGAAGCAAAGAGCAAAAGAGTATCAAGAACAAGCCTGGGCAAAGCGCAAGGCAAAATAGGAGTAAAGGCATTATGTCAAGTTTCAATCAACTAGAATTAGACGTACTACGCTGGGCAGAAGCGCGTGGCATCTTAAAGAACGGCAATGTTCAGACTCAGATGCTCAAAGGTGTGTCAGAGATGGGTGAATTGTGCGATGCGATCATTAAGCATGACCGTAATGGCATCATAGACGGCCTAGGAGACGTTCTAGTGGTTCTTTTAATCGTAGCCGACATGGAGCGCCTAGATTTA